ATTAATTTGTCCACCTTCAAGATTTCTTGCTGTACGACAAGAAAAGTAAAATACCGGAGCCAACGTAGACGGTATGTTTGCCGAGAAGTCTTGTGCCGTAATAGCATTACCAGCTATTCCTGCAGTGATTGCATTAAGAATAATTGAATACCCATCAACAGAAGATTGAGCTATTACATTAGGATCAGGACCAGCGTTTATCGCTGTAACCATCGCACCTACAATACCAACGCGAGAAAAAGCTGAACCAGAGCCAATAGAAGGAATGGTGTAGGTATTAGTTCCAGAAGGACCAACAATACTTAAACTAACCGTTGCATTAACCACTTGTTGAAGATAGTTATAAAGAGCACTATCCCAACCTCCACCTAATTGATAATAATTTCCTCCATTAACAAGTGTAATACCTGTAACAGCACCACTGCCACTAACAGCAGTTACTTCTATAACAGCACCAGTTCCTTCGGCGTAAATTCCACCAGTTTGTGTAATACTGAAAAACGTTCCAATTGTATAACCAGTTCCACCAGTGAAACTCGCTGTCAAGATAGGTCCAACACCTGAGTCACCAATTGAATTGATGATAAAAATAGCTCCTGTACCAGTAGCTCCAGCAACAGTGTTGTTGTTAGAATTAATGCAATCAAGAGTCAGCGAGGCTTGGCTTTGAACTGTCAGAGCATCAAATAACGTAAACTCAAGCGTATCATTATAAACAGTTGTCGTATCTCCGGCTGGCCACGCAGTCATGTAGAAAACATAGTTAACTCCACTAGGAGGACCGCTGAACTGAGAAGTCTTATAGCCAAGAATGTAGTTTAACTGTCCATAAATAGAATTATAAAACGTTCCAAACTTCAACAAATATGCGTCAGTCACACCACCCCATATAGTAGCAGGTATAGGCGTTGGCTGGAGAGAGGCTACAACAAGAGCATTATCTACAATTACAAATCCTTCTGAGTCAGTGAAACACTTTGGATCAATATAAGCCGGCGGCGCAGACGTATCCACGCCGCCGAAAGGAGATTCTGTTCCACCGTAGGTAATTTCAAGACCGATATTACCATTCGATAGCTCTTTTGTCTTGATAGCACCCATTGCCTACTCCTACTTAGTTGCCAGGAACAAGTCAATCTCTCCAGTGAAAGTACCACTAAACGTAAGCGGTCCAGAGAGCCAACCCAATTCGTAGAATGTGACTTGTGTATCTATTCCAGACGAGGTAAAGGTATAGGCTCTGCCTGCCTCATCTGTGATAATGAATGTCTGTCCAGCAGCCGTCATACCAGTCCACGAACCGCCTTTGATCTTCACATTCGCTGCGCCGAAAGGAGTAGTTCCGCCGGTTGTGATCTTCCAGATACGTCCTGAGTAATCATTCGCCATCTCGGTACTCCTTTCTTAGTTGAAGTTGTAGTGGCAGTGAAATACGACACCGTAGAAGATAGCAGAGCCGCCAGCTTGAGTAGTCAGGTTAAGGTTAAGCAAGATCTCCGCATCTGCTGATGTAATCATTGCAGGAGCTGCAACCGGCACGTTTGTTACATAAGGCTGCGCTTGTACTGCGGTTGGAAGTCCATTAGCACCAAGGGCAATTAAGTTTGTAACTGCCGGTGCAGCATTGTTTGCAAACACTGTCTTCGTCAGTCCGACAGTAGCAACTGTAAGAGCCGCACCAGTGACAGTATAAATAACATCTATACTATCAATTTGCATACCCTTTGGAATCGGTCCACGTTGAAGAATTCCAAGCGTTGCCAAGTTAGCAGCAAGAATCGGCGGAATCCCTGGCGGCAGAGCCAGTGGACCGCTGGTATTTGCTACAGACGATGGACCAGCAGCACCTGCGGCTGTACCAAACTGCGCTTGATCATACGAAGACGCATACACACCAGTACGTAACCAAGGTTCAACATTCGAGAACAATGTAGCAGCAAGTGAAGCTGCTAGTGTCTGATTAGCAAGCCCGGCACCCTGCGTCGCATTTACAGCGTGTGCTGACGTGTCAATGAAATCATCGAAACCTAGAAAAAACTGAAGGTCTGGATAGGACGTGTTTCCTTCAAACCTTCCTTCAGAAATACTCATAACATCTCCTTTTCCAGCGCCTTCGCGCTCTTAAACTAGGAAATCCTCTACTTCTTCTGCAAAATCTGGATTACGAAGTTTTTCTACAGGTACGAATTCTTCTTTTCCATCAGTGAGTACCTGCGCTATCTTAATATCCCTCTCACCAAGCAATCCCGGAATACCGTTAGAATCTTGACACTTCGGACAAAGAAGAAGTCCACGTTCCCATTTCATTAGTGCGATCTTAGTCTTACTATCACACCGATCACAGTAATGCCATGGACCTGTAAGATGTGTGTGACGTAATCCGGTCTGTGCGAAGAAGCTCATTTTGAATCCTCAGAGTAGGTAGGGGGCGGGAGCAGGATCGCGCCCCCAGCTACTATCACAACAATGTTCTGTTGTGAATCTTCAAAGAAGTAAGCAACTCATCAACTTTTCCAGGTGCTATCTTTTGGAGAAGTTGCTTAAGTTGTTCTTCTACTGCGAGTGCGTTTGTTGGTTTAATAGAATTGTTGGCTAGCAGAATTTCTGTATAAGCCAAATACTCTGCTAATGACTTGTCTTTATGTGGACAAAGTCCTCCGTTTGTACTTTTACCACAATTGCAGTTATAGCAAAGCACTTGGTACTTAGACGGTTGGAAATCTCTTATGGCAAGAGCCATAATTTGATTGCAAGCTAAGTCCTTCCGATGCTCGTTACCATCACTTTCAATGTGGTCTAAGGTTAAGAATCTGGGATCAACTTCTCCACAACATGTACATTGTCCTCCATACATGTCAATGAATTTAAGTTTAGTCCTGACCCTGTCCCTTAAAGCGTAACAAGCCTTACATCTATGTTTCCTATTCTCTCTTTGAGTAAAACCCATTTTAGCGTTCTGCCCAGCAAAAGAAACATCATAGGCTGATAGAGGCTTAAACTCGTTACACTGGATACAAACTTTGCCTTCCATTTAACTCTCCTAAATCAAACACTCTCGTAGTAAAAGAAAACTTCTTACTAGGGTCCCTGAGTTCCCCATACTCCCTGCCACCGCGGGCACCAAGCAGCAACGCGCATCCTCGTTTTCTGCTTGATAGCATCAGTGTCGAAGTCATCGTCAAAATCCGTTGTAGGAGATTCACGATTGATTACTTGCAAGGCGTGATCTGCTTTTTCTGCAATCAAGAACCAAGCAGACGGCGAGTTGAGCCAAGGAACTTCGAGATTCTTGTAATCCTCAGGCAACAGAGAATTGATCGTGTTATCCCCTGTATAAGGCTTACCCGGAGAACCAAGAATCTCTCTAACCAAGAACCGAAGTTCAGGAGGGGTAATGAGATGCTGCCACCTGAGACGGATCGGGAAGCCCATGTTATCTACCATACGAGCAGCGTGGTTAGTAGCAAGTTGAAGACCCGCTACCGAAAAATCCACATCTACAGAAGGCCGATTAGGATAAGTTCCCGGCGCCGTTATAACTCCAGCCAAACCAGGACCAATCGCTGTAGCCTGTGCGCCACCGAGCAGAGCATGAGCATTGTAGAAGAGAGGATTGCCATCAAACGTAGTAATCGAGGACGTGAATCCTTGGTTAAACACATTCCACGCAATCATCTCTTTAGTGAACGCCGCAGATCGTGCCAGCAACGTCGGACCTTTCTTTCCGACAAGACCATACTTATCATCGTCATACAGTTCCTTGGAAGTCCTGATACCAAGGGAGTATGTCAGAGGCTCAACTCTCTTAGAAGCACCCTGCTTCATTTCTGTATAAGAGGTAGAGGTGTTTTCAGGCTTTTCAAGCAGCACAGAGATACCTGCCATCTCAAGCTCTTGTTCGTACTCAGAGTCAGAATCTACCTCGTGAAACACCTTGGGGTAGTCTGACGATTTCAACTGGCTATCAAGGCAATCGAAGTAAATCTTCTTGAGCCCCGGCTGCATCAGTTGTGCGAATTTTGCTCTAACTTGAGGCATAAATGATCTCCTTCGATTAAGCTACTTGAACTGCTGCGGTTAGAAAGACAAAGTTGACAAGAGAGTTGAGTCCCGGTCCCATCGGAAGACCAACGACCTGCACAACAGCAGAAGCGCCAGTCTTGCCACCGTCAACATACCAGTAACCATTGGCATCCTTAGTCAAACCAAGAATAGCACCAACAGTAGTCTGCGTGGTGGTCCAGTTGGCAGTCACAGTGCCAGTAGAGTTATCATACAAGGCCTGGAAAACGTTATCCTGATTCGGCTCCATATACAACGTGCGACCGTCAGTAACTGGCGTACCAAGTGCGATATTCACACCTAGAGGCTGATTAACCACACTACCCCAGGTTTGAATTGCCATGTTTCCCGTCACACCACCAAACGGCGCTACAGGAGCACCTGCACCTGCACTGCCAAGGTTAGAACCAAAGGATTCCGAAACTCCTAGAATCCCAGCCGTCACTGTCGTACCATCCCAGGCTTGCACATTTCCTGAGCCATTCAACTGCACAGGAGTTCCTGACAAGAAGGTTTGCCCCGCTGCTTCGGGCTGAGAGCTGGTAAACGGCGTAGTACCCGCCTTTTCCAGCACTTGTAGAATCGGCAGATGTGTGGTAAGATTTGCCGCTGCCATATGCTCTCCTCATTTGCTGTTAGGGCGATGCCTGCTACACCGCGGGGTTTTAGGTTAAGCTACTGGATCATAGAATGAGCCTACTTCTGGATTCATAGGAACTTCCTGAAGATCGAAAGTACCTGAGACCCTCGCCGCCGGCGGTCTACGATTGTTTCCAAGTTGACGCTGTGAAAGTTCTAATCCTGCACGGCGCTTACCGTAGAGGATACGCTTGTGAACACGTAAAGCAACAACATCCACATAGCAGTAGTGCTTGTCCGAATCGAACACTAGAGGAAGTTTAAAACTAGGATGTACGTGCTCTACTATCAGAAACTCGTACCCTTCTGCCATGAGCTGTCCGATTCTTCTTTGATCCTTCGAGGCCCATACAACCTCATATTCAGGATCTTTCAACTTGATATTCATATAATCAGGCACTTCGTGCTCAACTGTAGGAATATAAGTTGAAATCTTGTACGCATCCTGTTCAGTCATAGTAGCCCAGTTCGGCTCCTTTGGCTGCGTTGCTTCGATGCGCTCTTGCTTTCCTTTGGCTAGTACACGCTTGATAGCTTCTTCAAGCGCCGCCGCAGAAACACTAGAACCACTCAATGCTGCTGCTACGTCTTTGTGACTAATCTCAGGCATAACCGATTCCTTCCTTATCTAAGATCTCAGCATAAGCCTTCGGCGTAAACCCAAGATGCTTAGCAGCACGTTTGACATTTTCATCTGCTTCCAACGTAGCGAGACGATTCTTGTTATCATCTGCTATAGCAGTACTGCCAGCAGAACCTGAACTTGTTCCACGACCACCTTCTGAGTTGGCAAAACGATTCTTGAGTTTACCTTCCACAAGTTCTGGTGTGTGCTTGCCTAAGATCGTGTGATAACAGTTCTCAACATTCTGCGCGTTATTTCTAAACACCGCTGGCTGATTCTCAAGAAGTGCATCGACTTCTTTCTTGATGTCGCCGGAGTAATAAGGATACTTTTCAGCATCCTCGAAAACTTCACGCTTGATTCGATCTGCGCGAAGCAACAATACTTCATTTGTAACAGGCTGACTAGCAAGAGCAACAGCTTCTCTAGTCTTACCTTCGAGCATGAGTGACTCAATACGTTCCTCAAGCTCAGATTGAGACTCGGTAGAAGTCTTCGCCGCTGCTGCACGAGTAGCTGCCGTATCTTTGGCTGTCTGTGTTTCCACAAACTTATTAATTCCTGCAAGTGACTCCAGAATCTGTGTCACTTTCGGAGTAAGATCAGCCGCCGCATTAGCACCAGCTTCGATCTTAGTAGTCAAATCATCAGGAAGAGTGAACTCTTCAGCTCCATCCTCTTTGGTCTTCTTCTGCCATGAAAACAGCGCCATTAGATTTCACCTCCTTCTTGCGAGTGTTTCATCTTTAATGTTTGAGCTTCTTGATGTTTCAGTTGCTCTTCGAGAGTTCTTAATCTCTGCGGTAACTCAAGAAGTATCTCAGCCACTCTTAACTGTGTACAAACTCTGGCTGAGATCGCTTTTACAGTATCTGCACTTTCCTTAGTCGTATCATACCTCGCCCAAGAAAGTGCTTCCTCTTTGAGACTATTCAACAACCCCATCACCGGCTGGAACTCCTCCTTGAGCCACAGCTCCTGAAGGACCGCTCGGTATGGAATTAGATCCTCGATTTTGTTGATTTCCATTTCCTGCTCCTGCTTGCGGTTGCATCTGCTGCATCGCGGTTTCGATAATCTTTGACACATCAGGTAGCAACGCATCTGGATTATCACGGTTAAAGTTACGCGCCAAGGTCATAGCTGATACTCTTGTCGCAAGAAGCATTTCCAAGTAATACTTTTTCAAATCTGGTGGAATGCCAGGAGAATTGATTGCTTGAATAATCTGCGCTTGACTCTGATAGTAACGATCAAACCTATCGGAAATAAGAATGTCGTTTTGTTTTTCAAGCTCTTTGTTAGCAGACGCCGAAGCTGGCCGAAGACGCAGACCTAGTGTACCATCGCGGTAGAGATCAAGCGCCTTCTTTAGCTTCTCGGCATCGCTACCGTATTTCTTGAGCTTTTCTCCAATGCCAAAGTTTGAGTACATTGTAAGAAACTTACAACCTAACTTCACATGTGCTGAGCGCATGTCTCCAGTACGAAGGTTGTTCCTGTTATTCTGCTGCGCCATGACCATAGAAGTACCAGAAGCGCTATAGATGCCGCGCTTCTGGTTTACAATCCCACCACCTGTTCCACCAGAGGCCGGATCAACACCAGTACGCTCTTTAGCTATTGCCATGTGAAACTGGTCTGGACCATCGCTATAACCCATGTCAGCGCCGGCTTTAATATGTTCGATCTCATCCTTACGACCCGGCAACACAACACCAGGAAATACATCTAACATAGAACCGAGCTTAGACTCAGGATCAGCACGCCACACACCCAGCATCGCCATGTTACGATTGTTTGTGCGCCAGTTGTTATTGTTCGACAACTCCTTCTGAATCATGTGAATCATCTCGGCAAAACCTGTACCAAGATAAGACTCATCATCGTAGGCTAATTTCATGTCCTGATATGGAAGCATGTTCTTAGGATAGTTATTAAAAGCTATCCATAAAATTTTCTCAGAATTCTTATGATACTTTGCCTGGAAAGAATACTCCTTGCCGCTGAGATAGTATGTAAAGAACACTGTGTAAATGTACCACCGCGCTGCACCAGTATCTACACCAGAAGAATCAATCGAAAACTGCTCATTGATCTCCCGTTCCATCTCAGTTTCTTGGACAGCATCAGGATTACTAAGCAACTTCTCAATGTCTAACTGCTTATAGTAAGGACTCTTTGCTTTGAGATCCTGCACTGCCCACATATCAAGCGAGTCAATATGCCCAAAGAGCTTCATATTCTCAAGTTTTGGTACTGAAGGATCAAAGATAAATCTGTTAAGCGGTAACAACTCAGGATGAGGGCCATCACGCTTGGTGATGATACGGTCTTCTGAAACTACAGGACCATCCTCTGCCGAGGTTCCGCCAGATTTATACTCACGCACTACCTGCGTCTCGTACTCATAAGGCGTGTAGATAATTCCTGTGCCATACTTAATCGCACTGTGAAAAGCGCTCTGCTCTACCCTGTACAAATCAAGCTCATCTGGCGCATAAGCCATGTCCATCAAGAAGTTTTGAACAACCTGCTTCAGCTCTTCCCCATCTTTCTTCGGCAATCCTCCACTCATTGTCGCTGCCCAGAGTGGATCATACATATAGATTCCACCCATGATGCGAGCAAGAAGCTCATCTGAGGCAGTGCCGATAATAGGAATTACTAAGTTCGCCGCGCCAGGCCAGGGCCAGTCTGCTTCTTTATTCTTCGGACGAGCCTTATACAACCGCACATACTCTGGCAGCTTCTCGGTTCTGAAAGTCTGAAGTCTACGATCAAGATGCGCGATCTTATCCTTGACAAAGTCGCAAATCTCATTGAAGTTATCTTCTCCAATTAGCTTCGGCGTTA